AGATCTTTGGTGACAGGATTTGCTGCAAAATTAAAAGTTCTCGATGCCAGCCCAAGAGCCAGCAGGTTTCGGCGCTCATCAGAAGCGCTCTCGATTTTGCAGGCTTGCAAAGCGGAGTCCACGACTGTAAGGCAGTAGATAAACCAGTCATCGAAGTCTGTTGCGTCGATAGCACAAAGAGCGCCAGCATATCCAAGACACCAGAAAAGCTTATCTTCGCCGTTAGGAGCGGCAGACAAGAGCACACTCCAGTCATCGACATCGATGGTGGCCTTTTGAAGGAGCTTAATGATCGGCAGATTTCTGAGATACGATGCATCTGCATCTGAGTCGCCGTTACTTGCATAATGAATAGTAGCGTCCATCTTTTCCTCCTGTATTTTTTAAAATAAGAATCCTGAACAGCTCGTGCAGCCACCGGAACACGATCCAGAACATCCATCGCAGCTTGAATCGCAACCACTTGTGCACTGTGAGCCACAGTGACTGTTGCAATCCCCTCTGCAGCTATCAGAGCATCCGCTCTCGCAATTGAACATGCATCCAGATCCAGAACAGCTATCTTGACAGCTGTTGGCACAGTAAGAACTGCATCCTGAAGTGCATTGCCCGGTGCAATCATCAGCACAATTGGTGCTGCAGCTTCCCTCGCAGGAACTTGAACAACCATCACAACTACCAGAACATCCTCCCTTGCAGGATGTCTTGCAATTGTTAGTGCAGTTATCCGCACACGTCTTTGTACAGCTTCCTGTGCAACTACCAGTACAAGTGCCTACGCACGTTCCAGCGCATGTACCTGTGCAACCGCCAGCACAACTTCCCCCGCAGTCATTGGCACATGTCTTCGTACAGGTTCCTGTGCAGGTGCCGGTACAGCTGCCAGTACAGGTGCCTGTACAGGTGCTGGTACAGTCGTTGGCGCACGACTTAGTGCAGGAACCCGTGCAAGTCCCTGTGCAAGTGCTCACACAAGAGCCGGTGCATGAGCCGGTGCAATCATTGGCACAGCTTTTTGTGCACGAGCCGGTACAGCCTCCCGTACATGAGCCGGTACAGCTGGAACAGGCTGAATAGCAACCCGTAGTGCAGAGCCCCGAGCAAGCCCCGCCGCAGCCGCTGGATGTTGCAGTTTCAGAAATCGCGCTCAATTGGCTAAGCAGTGCAGCCGCCCGGGTGAGCACATCTGCAGCAACCTTGGAGCCGTTTTCCGGTGTGATAGCGCTTCCGGTAATCGCCGAGATAGGCTGTGTAATTTTCTGGATGTGCTCATTGGTAATTTGCCTACCGGCCGCAGGGGCGACAGAAAAAGAACTGATATAAGCCGCCATGCTTCCAACGCTCTGGCCCTGTCCTGTCCCTTCGCTTTTTCCGCGACGATTAAGTTCAGCGTCCAGCTGTTTTTTAAGTTCTGTGTAGTCGGCCGAGTAAACCTTTGTGCTTCTTTGAGCCATCACACACCACCTACTCTCACCTTCACAAGCCGCAGATCCGTGCGGTTATCACCCTCACAGGCGTATCCCACAATTTTGTTCGCCGGGTACGATTCGCACGAGCCGACCGCGCGCCCAACGCCGGGCGCGCTGGACAGAACGATGTAATCGCCCGTATGGACAGGTCCAACCACTTTCGTGTGAACACGTCCTGCTAAGGACACCGGAATAAAATCGGGCAGGTTTTCCTCAAGGAAATCCTGCCCTTCAACCACTTTATTTCCACCAATGAGCATAGCGTACTCATCCGTGTGGATGCCTGCGATACGGCTAGATAGGTTCGTGGCCTTGATATACCGTTCCATCTGGCTCCCAGTATCCAGAGCGATAATATCACCGGGTTCGGTCTGCTCGCCACGCGGCATGAGCTCCGCATAGTCGTTGTAGACCGCATCGTAGACACGCTGCGCGGAAATATCACCTGACACCGACAAAGACTTAAAGTGTGCATCACCTGCGGATGTCACATAATGTACCGTGCCGTTTGCAAAATACACCGTTCCGGTGAACGTGCCGCCCACATTGCGCATTGCGCCAAGGTTTTTGCAGGCATCAGCGGAGGTGCCAGAACCTGTACCACCGCGTTCAATCGGAAGGTTTCCGCTTGTAATCTGGCTTGCAGAATGTTCATGCGTAGACGGTGCAAAAGCATTCGCGTGTTTACCATCAACCGTATCGGCATCACAGCCTTCCATCAGCCCGTATGCAGCCAGCAGGGCCACAATCTGTTTCGCCGTAAAATCGCTCTTAGGCAACGCGCTGTTTGCCGTTCCCTTAACGGTAGACAGGTCGGAAATGGCCTGATTCAGCAGGGCACTCAAAATATATGTAACCATGTTGAACTGCTGGCTTGTCGGCTTTCCGTTCAAACCGCCGACAATAGAAGCCCAGCCGCCTTTCCAATCCTCCAACGAAATGTCTTGCTTCACGCCAGACACAGAAAACGCCGCAGTTGCATAATCTTCAAGCGCTCCTGCACGACCTTCTGCCATAATAAATCACCCCCAGTTAATTGATGGACTGTGCAAACATTCCCTCGCCGAAACCTGCAACTCGCGGATTGAGATCCACAAATCCAAAGGTTTCTGCGTCCTCGGTCGAGCAATCCACGCGAACTTTTACTCCGGCCGGGCGTACAATAAGGTCATGCGTTCCCAAAATAGACATGACCATATCAGAAAACGGTGCCGAAATCGAAAGGAAGATTGTCGCCGGAACATCTCGGCGTTCACTATAAACCACCTGCGTTGCTCCGAAGATGATTTTGGTTGCTTCAATGATTTCATCCGGCGTACAGCGGCAGGAATTGACAAAAGCCTTATACTTCAGGCAGACACGATAAATATGGTCATTATCCGCAAGTTCTCGGCTTCCAATCATTGCTCCAGCCTGCTGGCGGGTCAAGCAGACCAGCTGTCCAAGCCGGTCAAGCCAAACACCTGTGCAGCTATCAAAATTGTTCAGATTTTCCAGACCGCCCAGAAACAGAGAGGCGTTTTCATATTCCGGCGCAACGGCCCAGATGATGCCATCAAGGTTTGACATTTTTTCAACGCTGAGAGGTGTTTCTTTCAGAACTTCGTAGCCCATTAGGATACCTCTTTGCTGGAAAACTGCAAAATCCATTTCCCGGCTGAGTTCTTTCGATAGATTGCAGGCGGGGTTATAATTCTGGCAATGCTTCCCATTTCGCAATCTTCTGGTAAATCCTTCAGATCATCTACGGTATCGCAAATATAGTCCCCCAGTTTGCTCTCTTCGTAAGACTCCAGTTGAAACTGCATCGGCAGTTTGCCATACATTTCCTTATAAGCGTCAATCATGCTTTCACCACCCGGATGCCGCTCATGCTAAGAACCGGCTGTTGGTTGATTTCAACCGGGACAATGCCTGTCAGCATAGAATTATCGGCAGCTCCTTCAATGTCCGGTTTTTCGCTCAATAAGCCTCGGATTTCGACATAATCAACGCCGGACACGCTTTCCATGATGGGGCGGATGAACGTTTGCAGGCGAATTGTTGTGCCTGCTGAAAGAATTTCTTCCATCAGCAGGGACTTGATTCTCGCCGCATAATCATCGTCCAGCCCGCCAGAACTCGTAACCGTAACAGAGAGCAGCAGATAAACGTCATTCACTCGAGTAAATTCCAGATACTGCCGATTGCCGTTAATGTCGGTAGCGTAAGCATAATGCTTCCCGTATGCACGAATGCCGCCTGCTTTGTTTTTCCAGATGATGTTGGCCACATCTTCATCGCTGCCGCCCTGGACAACAATTTCAATGCTATGCGGAGGTCTGCCCGCCGCATCGGTCGTATCGTTGTAGTTCTCGTATCCAGCCGCAAAGGTCACACCATCCACATCGCTGTACAGCAAGGAAACGATGCTTGCGACCGTGCCGGTGCCGCGGCTTGCAACACGGTTTGTGTAACTCGTTCTGGCCTCGGCATCCGTCTGGGTTAGTCGGCCCTTTATCGGCGCGATATCATTGGTGCAGGCTGTCCAGCCATCCACAGTAGTGACAATCTGCGTAATAACACCATCAGCCAACACATAGCTGCCATATTCCGCGCTTTCAAACTGGATATTGCTGGTCACTTCCGTAACCGTAATGTACTTGCACAACGTTGCCGAAAAGCTGTCAGCGGCGCCCGATGCAGTCAAAACGATTGAATGTTCTCCTTGATCGTCAGTTTCGTCCGAAACAGCAATGCCGAACTTTACCAAGGCATCAAAGGACTGGACAGCCGCAAGCATCTGCGAGTACGCATCGTCATACGAGGACACGGTCATTTTCTTTGTGACGCTGGAACTTTCTGCATAGGTTCCAACTTCTCCGCTTGTCGCATTGCGAGAAACGCCAAAATCAAACGTAAAGGTTCCTGCAATGCTTTCAATCGGACGAATCGCCAGCTTTCTCCAGTTTGCGCTGGAGATTATGGATGCACTGACCGCCTGAAAAGTACGTTGCGGTCTGCTGCTCGACTGAATCAAAGCGCCAACCGGAATGACCGTTCCCTCTTGGCCAGTACAAGAGATAAAATACTTAGTTTTGGCCTGTCCAATGCGGCTCACCCCGCCCACCTGCATCACGTTATCTAACGCAACGCCGCAGGCCGTATTGGGGAAAAGCTGCTGATATGCAGCAGCATAAGCCTCCCAGAGTTCTGCCGGGGCATCCGCAAAAATTGTAAACAAGACGTTCATCACGCTTTGCGGGTTCTCCGATGGGTCAACTCCGACCTCGTCTTTAAACCTTTTGCAGATGTCGGTGTAAATTTCATCCAGTCGGCGCATTTGAAAGCCCTTATCCGTCACTCCGTAGTCCGACATGGGACAGTTCCACCTCGCTTTCTATTTCTCCTTCGGTGGTGGTCGCGGTAAAAGACGCTCGGAGCGTTCTGGTCTTTGCATCCTTTATAAGGTTGATGGTGCCCACCCCTGTTACGCCATCAACGGCAAGGATTTGGTCTCGCAGGGCCTTCTCGATCAAGGCTCGATTCGGAACCTTCACAAGGATTGTTTCAAAGTAAGGCGTGCCCATAGCGGTATTGAACACCCATTCTCCTTTGATCCAGCGCAGACGAATTTGCACACCCTGCCGAACGGCATCGATGATTTCAAAATCGCCGGTTTCGTTGATGTATAAATCACCATCAGCAGCAAGCGCAAGGTCTTTCAATGCCATTACTGCGGACCTCCTGTCTTTCCGTGTACGCCAGCATGGGTATGCGTATTCATTACGATGCCACCAAGTACCAGCGTGCCAGAAATGTTCACGTTTCCTTGCACCTGAATGTTGCCTTTGATTTCCGTATTGCCGGTAACATCAAGCAACGGAGTGGTAATTTTGGTACTGCCATCCGTCACCTCGATGTTAGAACCGCCTCTTTGAACAAAGACGGAACTGTCTTTCAAGGTTATGGTTGTGTCTTGCTTTTTCAGTTCGATGCAGTCTTTCTTGACCGTGATGGTCGCAGTCGGCGCAAAAACAACTGCTGCGTCCTCACTTCCGGCACGCTTAACCTGCTCGCTAGACGATGCAGGCAAGCCCGGCAGCAAGGTTGCGTTGGATAAGTCCCACTTCAAGTCCGTTCCAGAGCCGCCCTCTCCAAAAATAGCCACACATCCATCCCCGGAATGCACAGGAAAGGCAAACCCGATTGTGCCGCCTGCTCCGGTAGGCATCAGGATAGCCGTGCCCGAAATTTTAGGGTAGGGTACTTCCCTATCATCATCGGTCGTTACTTTCAAATCCGGCGTTAGTTCAGCAGTGAAATTTTCGGACACGTTACCAACCTTAGCAGGTGCCGAGGTGTGGATATTATCCCTCATGTACTGGTCGATGATGCTCACGACTGCATCGCGGAAGTCCTGATCCACGCTATTTCACCTCCACAAATTGCCCAACGCATTGCCAATCGTCGCCCTCCGTATCGCCAATGAACCTGATTTTTGACGCCCGGTAGTTTCCCTTATCCTCTCGGGATTCTACTTTCACATAATCGTCAATCTGAATATGGCCATTCAGGCAATACGTAACCTCAATGCCTTTCTTGGCCTTTCTTTTGGTCGTATTGGAACTCGCGTTCTTACTCGTTGAAGATTTGCTGCTGGTCGATGCGGATTCAAAGAAAGGCTTCGGTGAACCGATCATGCCGGAATCGGCCGAAAGGACATAAGCCGCCATCGTTAGCGGTTCATCCAGTGCGCATATCTGAATAATACCATTCTGAACACTCCAGCGAAGTTTGCTTCTGTCGCACAGCCGCCCGATAAGCGTCTTTCCTGTGCCAACAAAAGCAAAATTCTTAAAGTCGATCATTTTGGCCTTGGGGGAAAGTTTGACTTCACATCCCATTTCCTGGGCAACATCCCTGACGATTTTTTCTCCGTTCGCAACGCCCGAATAACTCAGGCTCACCGTTGTATCTCGTGCGGATGTAAAGCTGTCCACAAACTCAATTGTGGTCTGCCGGTCCGCTCCGTTTGTTTCCGTTTCAAAGCACGTCAAAGAACCGCCCATAATAACGGGCAGGTCATCACCATATCCAGCGCGCAGCTCAATCAGGCAATCTTCCTGCTCCAAAAGGCGCAAGGTTTCATCTGCCAGATTCCAAAGTGTGATTTTCCCCGTATTAGAACTTGAACTATCACCAATTTCACAGGAAAAGGAACATCGGATAGCCCTCTTCGTTTTTTCGTTGGGTTTTCCGATTTCACGACCGACAGAATTATTTTTCCCAATTCTTACTCGGTACTGTCTATCCCAGATATCCATCTGTCACGCTCCAAGCTGTCTTGCAGGAAGGTATAGCAGTTTCGCCTTTCCGTCCACAAAATCATTGCGGCCAATTGTTTCCTGCTCCGTTTCAACGCCAAGGACGCCCGGCGGGCCTCCTTGGGTTTGATAGTAGAAATTCCAAATTGTCCCCGGCACGAGCCTCGCCATGCCGAGGATAATATTCATTTCTGCATCGTAGATGCTAAGCATCCAAAAACCGCCGTATGCGTTCCATGTCAGCCGAAGATTGTAATATACTTCGTCAAGGTTCACGCGCATAATGGAATCGTTTCGGTCTGGTACAGAGATCTCATAGTATTCCAAATCCATCATCTATACCTCACTTAAACAATCCAATGGCTTTTGCCCCAGAACAAAGAATGCTGCTGCGGGAAGAAGATTTTCCGCTATCGGAAGATTTTGCTGTGGAGGTGCTCTTCTGGCTCGCGCCAGTATTCTTTTTAGACGTTCCCCCTCGAGCATACTTTATGCTGATATTGGCAGTTTCTGTCGAATTGATAGACACCTGCTTCAACTTCAGTTCAATACGCTCGCTGTTGCTTTCCTCTTTGGGGAACGTCACACTTTCGATGCAGACGTTCTCATAGCTATCGCCTCCGGCCGTAAAGGTCATTGGCATTCTTTTTTCCCACAGCTGACGCAGTTCTTCTACTGCGCTTTGCACCCGGCTCGATGATGCCGGGTGCCGGTCCGCCCATGTAATCGGCGCGTTAGAAATCACAGCTGTGACATCAAGCGTCACCGCTTCCAGACAGATGTGGTCACTGGCGCTATATCCTTCTTCCGTTGCATAGTCCGGGATCTTGCTGGACAATGTTTCCGGGCGTTTGATGATAGCGTCAAACTCAAAATCTCCAAGTCGAGCGGGCTGTGTCGCTTCCATCAGGC